AGCAAAACCTACACCAGCGTTGTACTTCATAACAAGACGTACGTTGTCAGAACCGTCTCTGTCAGTCATGTCGAGTACCTTAACTTCTGTTAAGTCAGAAAGCAAATCAGTTGCAAAGAACATATTTGACTTACGTGCTGCAATCATAGTGTCGTCAGCCATTCCCGGACACCATACTAAATTGATTCCCTCAAAATTTAGTTCAGTTTGCCCAGCGTGGTACTTGTCTAAGTAACCCTCTTTTGCCTGTGCAGCAGTGTAAAATTTAATTACTGATGTTGGAACGTAAATATTCAAATCTTCGTTTCCATAGACTGCGTTAGGGATAGAATCTCTAACCACACCCAATTCTGCAATAATGTTAGATGCAGATAAAGCAGCAACTCCAGATGTTGGAGTAGGTGCTACAACACCAGAGCCAGTGGCTGCACATAGAGTAGCAAATCCATCAAACTCTCCAGCAGTTGACGCTGCACCTTGCCAGATAGACTTCTCTGTTTCTTGACCTACTAACGCACCAGCGTGAGAAATAATGTATTCAGCAAAAGAACTTGGAACAGTTCCATCAACGCCAACTTTCATTTGCGCTCCAGCGAATGTGCTAAACCATTCTGCTTTACATAGTTGCTTATTTAGTTTCAAGCGTTTTGGTGCAAGAACTTGGTCAGCATAGTCTACATCTCCAGCCGAACTAAAATCACAACTTGCTTGAGTACCACCATTTTGGATAGCACCAGCCGTTAAATCGAATTTCTTTAAATTTACTTGATAAGATACGTTAGGGAGAATTGTTACATTCTCTTTTCCTAAAGTTTCTCCAGACAACAAAGACGCTGAAATGAATCCAGCAGCCTCTTCGCCTACATAGTTACCATTAATTTGATCTGCCATTTTATTTATTTTTATGGATTAAATATTGTACTTTTTGTTGAGCCGTCAGTTTTGACAAATCAACATTTTCATTTACTTGTTTAAAATTACCCTCTGGGTTAGGCTTAATTTCTTCGCCTACTTTTTCGAACTCTTCTACTTTAGCAGCGTTCTCTTGCGCCTCTGCTTTGATAGATGCAAACTCTTCCTTAAGTGCATTGAACTCTTGCAATAGGTTTTCCATTACACCGATAGCTTGAATGATAGCTTCCTTAGAATCGTCAGATGATTGCTCAACAACTTCTTCAGATTGCTCAACAACTTCTTCAACTTCTTCTTCCACTTCTTCGTCAGCTGATTTGATTTCAGCGATAACACCCTCTTCCTCTACTACCAAAAGAGAGCCATCTGCCAAAGCATATTCTCCAACTGGTAGGGGTTGCTGGTCTTCTTCAACAACAATAAATACTGCGTTGCCAACCTCAAAAGCGTCTGCACTAATTATAGTACCATCTTCTAAAGCTGCCTCTTCGAATTTAAGTTGCTCTTTTGCTTCCTCCATCTCTTGTGGAGTAGCTTCGTCTACTTGTGGAGTTTCTTCCATGCCAAGCAGAACTTTGATTTTGTTTAGTGTGTCCATTGCGCTAATTTATATTTGTAAATAGATTATTGATTAAAGTGTTTTATTTTCATCCTCTCGGATTATGCTTCTAATCTGCTCAAGGATACTCTCTTGGCTCATCTTAGTAGGCTTCTCGTCAAAGTATCCCTCAATAGAGAAACCCTTTACAATGCCCTCTTTTACATAATTCTGCCATACGTCTTCGTTGTCAATCTTCATACAAGCTACCCATGTACCTACTGGATATTCTAATCCAAAGGCTTGAGTTTTGTCATGCTTACTATCGGCGACTATCCAACTCTCTATGGTAGTAATGCCATTGATTACTCTTTGGTGTTCTAAAGTAGCGTTCTTGTGCTTAGATTCAAGCATATACAACTCGCTTACTCGCTTGATGGTTTCCTTACTGAAGAAACATTTGTACTGATTGCCCTCTTCGTCAACTCGTAGTATCTGAATGTCTGGTATCATTACTGCTCCCATTACTATACGCTTGTCTTTGTCTACTGTCGCAAAGTTCTTAGGTCTTCCATCCTTTGAAAAGTATTTAAAGTTCTCTTCGATAGCTGGTTGCTCAACTAAGCTAATGGCAAAAACTCCGTAGTCTTCTGCCTCTTCGTCTATTGTAAATTCTACTACTTTCATTATAGTGTTCTTTGGTTATCTAAATATGATTTAGCCTCTTGGCTATCTGTTACGTCTTGACCTATCACGTAGGCTTTTATTGGTTGTTGATTTGTATTGTTTACGCTTCCTACTACATCATCTAAATTTGCTCTTGTAGGTATTCCAGCAGCTATGTTAGAGCCTACGGCTGGAACGCTTCCACCACCAGCAGAAGCACCGCCACCACTTCCTGATGGTAGTTTAGTATCGTATATTTTTTTCACGTTTGACAACCCAGCAGTAACAATTGCAGCAGCAGAAACAAAACCTAATATACCACCTTGTGCAAAAGCCTTGTTTGCACCAGTATAGGTGTCAATGATTGCCGATGCGGCAGCCAGTTCTTTATTGTTTCCAGCCAAAGAACTTAATGCACCAGCTAATTGACCATAAGCTTTTAGTTCTGCGTCTTTTCTTGCCTCTAAAATTTTAGCTTCTTTATCTGCTTGTTTTTTCTTTTCATCTGCAACTTTTTTAGCAAGGTCTATCTCTTTTTTAGCTGCTAATTCTTTTGCCTTTTCTTCTGCTTTTACTTGAGCCAATCCAGCATTTACTAGGGCTTGCTCTTCGCTTTTCATTCTTTTACGTTCTGAAAAGTTAGACCTTTGAATTTGGAATACTTGTGCTTGTAGTTGTGCCTCCGCGTCAAGGTTAGCCTTTGTAGATTTGCTAAATGAATTTTCTATTTGTTGAAACCTTAACTTCTCATTTGCTACGTGCAAATCTTTTGCGAGTTGTTCGTCTGCCAACTTATTAGCATCCCTCATAAACGCTAACCTTTCCTCATTTGTAAATGCTTCCGTATCTCTTGCCTGAAGACGCAACTCCATTATTTTGGCTTCGGTTTTAGCTTTATCAACATTTGCTTTACGTTCAAATTGTTGTAAGGCAAGCCTATCCTTTTCTAATTGTCTGGCTATTGCCATCTCTTCTTTAGTCTGCATACCAAACATAATCATTTGTGCTTGCGCTTCTGCTAAAGAATCTTTCATAGCCTTAAAATCGCCAGTAAATAAATTATATAATGCTTTACCAAAATTACTGGCTATGTCGGTAACATTCCCAAAAACCACTCCTATTTGTGTAGTAATCTCTCTTAGCTTACTTGCGCCCTCTTCGGAATCTCTAAAATACTGTGCCAACGTACCTAAAGCAACCACAAATAAACCTATACCAGTAGATGCAAGTGCAACTTTCCAATTTTTTAACGAGCCTATTGCAGCTTTAAAACCCTTTTTAACTCCATTAATTGTACCAGATAGTTTTTCGTTAGCAATAGTTAAAAGATTTGTTTCTTCTTTTGCTTTTTTTGATTCTTTTCCGGTTTCCTTAATTTCTTTTTTCAAGGATTCAATATCTTTTATTGCCTTATCAACCTTTGCTTCTAATGGTATTATTACCTTTTCAGCCATATCTCTGTCTTAAATTGTTTCCACGCTTGTTTGATTGTCTTAGGGTATTGATCTAATCCAAATGCAAACGTATTGGTTTTTGTTTGTTTTATCTTTCCAGTTGTCAATCCTTTGATGACCTCGCTAATCATAAATAGTAAATTTACTTTTTTATACCTCTTCTAAGGTTAATCTTGCCCCATATATCTGATTTGTAGATGAAGCACCATTAATGGCAATAGTATAATATGTTCCAGTATTACTTGCTGTCCAATTTAATGCCGTTGCTTCTGTATTTACATTACCACTACCAGCACCAGCCCCACCACTTGAAGACCAACTTGAAACACCAGCACTCCAGCTTAGATTAGCGTTACCCTTAATAAAACAAGATATAACCTTATAACCTATTGGCACAAATATAGTAGCGTAAAACTTACCATAGGATGAGTAGAATTGCCATGTTCTTATTGTAAAACCAGATGTACTGGTGTAGTTGTTTCTTGTTAGGTCGTTACCAAACATAAAGTCTTGAGGGCTTAGGAACCAGTATTTCAAAGAACTCTCTAACTGTATCGCACCACTACCGATATTCGTACCTTTATGTACTGCGTCTACGTTAGGAACATTTAAAGTGTCGCCCCCTGTGAATATAAAACTTGAATCGGCAATAAACCCACCAGAGCCGTTAGACTGCTGAACAACTCCAGCATTTCCAGAACTTGAATTAGTCGGTATGTTGGTAAGTTGTGAGCCATCCCCTATAAAGTTGTCAGCAGTTACATCTCCAGTAACACCCACATCTCCAGTAGCCGTTACATTTGGAGTTATCAAAGTTGTACCTACATAAGACAAGCCTGTTCCCGTACCTAAATCTCCGTTGTCATTTACTTGTATTTGACCATTAGTTCCAGCAGCTGGTACGCTATCTAAACCTATTGTCGTAGTTCCCCCAGCATCGTCTGTGGTAACAGATATGTTTGAATCGCCTTGTAATGTACTTTTACTTGCATTACCACTGGAATCGCCTATAATTATTTTACCATCATTTAACTCTAATTCATCTGGAAACGAAACCCACTTCGTGCTTTCATCTGTATCGCTCCATGATAATATTTGCCCATCAGCAGCGTCCTCCCCCAGTTTTGATATAGTACCCTCAATAGATATGCGTGAACCAGACCTACCTAAAGTAGTGTCGCCCTCTTCGGTTGTGGTTGTGGTATGACTAATTGTCCTTAATGATTTGTTTGATGATGCATCACACCAACCATAAACCCCAAAAGTTCTAAATTTAAAACCATAACCCTCGCAACAAACTCTTGTAGCTGTTGCAGAATTACCAGATGTATCCACAAATAGCGCAGAACCCCCACTGATAGAAGATAAAATTAAATCACACCCTGTAAACGTAGGGGCTTTTTCTTCAACTATTTTTATTAACTCTACTTGAGTGCTTATATCAACCCCTATTGAATACCCTTTTATTTTATTAATACGATAGTAAGCATCTTTAACAAATACCTTATCGTTATAATTAAAGTTTGCTATGTCAACAGAGTTAAGCATAAAGTTTGCTATCAGAATTCTTGCATCCTTACTATATAAATTGTTGAGATACGACTGCCAACATTTACTTATAGTGTCCTCTGTAACCTCTTCATCAATATAACTTAATTCTCCAAACTTTGGAACAGATCTAAACCTTATATCATAATCTGAATTGTCAATAGCATCTCCACTCATGTGATACGTGGAACAAAAAGGAAACTCTGTATATACAATGCCATTTGTATCAGTATCGTTTTCTTTCATGTAAAACGTAGCATCTTTCAGCCCAGAGTAAACAAACAACTTTGATTTAGTTTTTACAAACGTAGGAGTTTCCCCATCATAAGCAAATTGCTGACCTACTAATATTCCAGAATCATTAGTGTTGAAATACTGATTTGTGTAGGAAGAAAAAATACTTTTTATCTCTCTTTTTTCATTCTGCGCAAAATCATTATTAAACTTTATTGAATGAGAATTGTAAGGTACGCCAACCTGTTCTTGATGCTCTTTATTTTGTTTATCATCCGATTCAAGGTCGCTTAAAAACAATTCAGAACTTTGATATTCTGACGTTGGTTTTATTACAATGTTTTTAGATGTGTCTAATTTATCAGTCCAGTCCTTAGATGTACCAGCATTAAAAAAGTCTTGTACAGTTTCTATATTCAACTGCTTTGCATTATCCTTATCTACTTGTAAAGATAAATTATACCTTGACAATATAGAGGATATAAAGTCTGCTTGTTTTTCGTTTGGCATTAAATTACTACCAGCTAATAACTCTAAAGTTTCGCCTAATTCATTTAAAGGTGCTTTTAGTATCTCAACAGAGCCTTGTGTAATGTTTGCATTCCCAGTTGTATATATATTATCAATAGTGAATTTTACTACATCTGTCGAATCAAGTGCCACGTCTTCAGTTGTAAAAGTAACCCAGCTACCAGTGTATTTAGCTTCTTTAGTTGTTGTTGTTATGGTTGTACTACCAGCTTTCACTCTTAACCTATATTGTAGGGGTGTTGTTCCAACAGGGTCTATAAATAACCTTATTTTAAATTGATAATAACCACTTACTGGAACAGTGTAATAGGCATCCGAATTACTTACACTCGCAACAAAATTATTAAACCTATTATAATCTATTTGGTTAAATTTTAAGTTTACCTCTGGGCTTGAAATACCTTGCTGCGAACTATATGAGGCTTTGAAATAATCTGGTTGACCTAAAGGTAGTTTTTGGCTATCATTTGCCATAGTCATGTACTGACCTGTAAAAAAGGCACTGGTTAGAAAGTTAGAGTTTATCGTATAACCTAAACCCTCTAAAATTTTATAAAATACAGTCTTTACTTTTATAGCTGGTTTTAATCTGTTAAAACTTAAATAACCAGAGCCAGCTGCCCCATTGATAGCTGATTCATTAATACCATAACCATAATCAACTAAAGGGTAAAGTATCTCATCCCCAGTTGTGGAATTAGAATATTGTATCGCCCCATCCCAGCTATTCTCAATATTAGCTTTAGAAAATGTATGGCTAAACTCATAAATATCTAAATCAGTAAGCATATCAGTACCTAAAGACTTTACAATATTAGCCACCTCACCCATAACAACGACATCGTAGTTCTCTGTATTTGCGTCAACCTTTAGCAGTTGCAAATAACCATCCAGCACCTCAATGCTATCAACTAATATAGATGCCTTTACCTTTGAGTTAGAATCAAAATCCCCACTCGCATTGACATTATAAAAGTGCGAAAAGAAAGAGTTGTTGGTATCTGTAAAGGGTAGCGTAAACGCTTGGGTGCTTTCTGACTTTCTTTTAGATATGTCTTGTATCTCGATAGAAGAATAGTCAGCCTTAATACTTACATCCCCTAAGTCAAGATATGAACTATCTACATTGTTGCTTTGATTATATACTACTAATTGTACCATTAAACCCTTTGTTTTA